ATTGTTCTTCTTGAGTGTTTTCTAATTCCTCTTGACTCGCAGCTTTGTAGATGTCTATTTCTCTAATAGATAGTCCTGTATATTGCAATATTTTATTTACTAAGTTAGGTTCATCAGATGCCGGAATTTCAAAATCAATATAATCTAAATTTGTTTCATCAAATAAAGGCTCTCCATTTGGAAGAGTAAGATAAGTCCATTTTGGTATTCTAGGATACCGTATATAAGTACACAACACATCAGTTATAATAGTACTAGGAAATACCTGAATATTATTAGTTGTAGGAGATTGCACGGCAGGAGGTGCAATGTAAGTAGCAGGTCCTACAGTATATGCCGGATATTGTGCATTGGGAGCAGTTAAGTTAGACATAACTAATTTCCCAATCTTGGCTATCGAAACTCGCTCTATATCAACATATGTGACAGGAAGTAGAGGTGGGGAAATTTGTATTTTTGATATAGTATACCAATCTATAGGTAATGCAAAATAGGGAGCAGCATACGTTAGATAAAGAGAAAGGGTAAAATAGTCTACTACCTCTTCTAGTTGTTGCCTAATATCAGCTAGTCCTGTTCCTGAAGTTCTAGCATTTTCTTTATTAATTTGATAATTGTAATCATAAAAATAATCTTCAAATATATCTAACTGCGCTTGTTTGGCAAATAGATTGAAATCTGAAGGGGAAATATATCCGTAATTATTCTTATTCAATACAGATAATACGGTGTTCCTTACAGAGTTTATCATACTCATAGAGCCATTCTTTTATACAAAGATAGTAAAATAAAAAAAGGTCGCATTTTTTATACGACCCTTCTTATAAACACCGGAACAAAGTATCCTTAAGGATACCTTTATTTATGTAATAACAATAGTATCAATAAACGCTAATACTCCTGAATCGACATCAGTAACCACTTTAGGTCTGTCGTTAGGACTAGAACCTTCCACCATTGCATCCAAAATAAGATTTGCAAATAATGGGTTAGCCGCGCTTCCATAGTCAGTATGAGTGATGGTATAAGTAGCATTAGCTACTGCCGTCACTAAAATAACTGTAGAAGTTGGAGATGCTTGATTTACAGATGCAATTGCATCAAGAGACACCAACTGATAAGTAGTAGTAGCATCTTGCGAATATATGATATAAGCTTTAGCCGTATCTACACCATCTCCTGCCACCATATTTAATTGTGTGGTTACGCCGGGAGGTACGGGAAAATCAAGACTTGCTACGGGTCCCGCAATTGCGTTATCTGTAGAGTTAAAAACGATATCGCCGGGTCGAATTCCATCAACAAAGAAAGTCGCTGCTCCATCAATAAGTTGGTCAGTAGGGATTCCATTAGATGTCGTTGTTCCTGTAGCCATTTGTTGTGCTACGCTGAGTTTTATATATTTAGACATTTTTATTTATTTATTAGGTTATATAATTAAACTTTTTCCGTTAAGTGTTCTAAAATCTTTAAGGCTTCAATTCCATCATCAGACTGCAAGAAAGAAGATACTATATGGTCTCGACTTTCGCCAAAAGGCACAGTAAGCATTTTCTTTTTATTAGTAGGAGTGTTAAAGTAGATTTGGTTTTTCTTTACAACTAATAAATTATCAGAAAAGAAACCATTTACTTTAGCTTGTAATGTCAGCATAGGGTCATTAAGAACATCTAAAAATTCTCTTGGATGCTTGCGAGCAAAAACAAGGACATCGCGTTTTAATTCTGCCGTTGTCATATTTTCTACCTGCTTGCCTAAAACTACTCGCGCCACCTGTTCAAGTCTAGTTACATCTAAGTTCCTAGCCTCAATAAGTGCATCAACCTCATGATTCATTATTTCTAGTTCTTCGCTTGCATCTGCCTCTAAGTTTACCTCAACAAATACTCCCCCGTTGTCAGGATGGTAATGAAGAAATTCTTGGAGAACAGGATTAGTTCGAGAAACCGAAAGAAATCCATCTTGAAATATAATAGGCTCTAAAATTGCATTGCCATCCTGCTCCTCCTCGAAAGGAGATTTTTGGTTCCTCGCATACCTCATAGGTTTATTAACTCCCTCCTTTTCATCAAAGTAAAGAAGAGGTTTCCTTCGGGTGTGTTTAGAAGAAAGCATGAAGGCTAAAGGAGCCATATCGCGTGTCAATTTATATGTTTTATCCACTAAGACCTTTTTAGTATTAGAAGAAGTTTTTATTGTTTTTGTACTCATTAGATTATATTAAATTAAATTTAAAAAAGGGGAGGATTTTACTCCTCCCCATTAAAACTATGCTTCCATTATGAAGAAGTTGTTCGCACCTAAAGTACAAACTGCTCTTTCAGAAAGGAAATGAACATTCATTTCATCAATGCCTGATGTTCTAGCACCTCCGGCAGAACCTGTTATCCAAGTCTTATACCTTCGGTCTTCTGTTTCAGACGCTCTGTAACGAACATGCAAGAAAGGTCTCTTAGCGTTTTTGCCCATAACTTGGTCATAAACACTTGTTGAGCCCGCAGGAACCATAAGTCCGAAGACTTCGCCCGCGTGAATTCCACCCCTCATAGCAGCATCATTAAGATACTTCCAATCAGATTTGTAGAAATCATAGCCTCTTCTGAAGCCTTTAAAGCCTAAGTTAAGAGCCATCTCTTCGTCGTTGTCGAACAATCCATAAGATGTTCCATTAACACCATATGAGTTTTGAGCCGCTAACATATCATCGATATCAAAGCTAAGTTCCCTATTACAGAAAATTACATTCTCTTCAATAGAACCTTGCTTATCAAGCCTTTGGATGATAGCATCAAAATCAGCAAGAGATGAAGGAGAGCCACTGAAGACGTTTCCTCTATTCCTTACTACCCAAAACACACCCTGAGAGCCTTTGTTGCCTACATTGCCGCCTGCTGCAATAGCTGCTGCTCCTGAACCTACTTCAGCAGGGACAGTTTCAATCATGGCAGTTTCAAGGTAATCATCAAATCTCATTCTTGTGTCAGACTCAGACTTAAGATACCAAAGGTATCCTGAAGCGCCTAACTCAGAAGTGATTTCTACCCATCCAATTTGCGCCATATCAGAACCACTCACGACATATTTGTCACGGATGATGATAGGCGAGTTCTCGAAGATGTAGTCATCAGACTCTAATCCAAGCATTAATGCATCATCAGAGGCTTTCTGAAATTCAGAACCATATATAAAAACGGAACACTGAACGGCTGCACCAAACGCTTGCCCCGCAGCTTCATAATAAGCTACAGTAAAGGTTTGTGCGCCCGGAGCGGGTCCTGACACGGCAGTAACGATACCTTTGTTCCAAAGAGTTGATGCTCCTGCATTAGCAGAAATCATAACAGTTTGACCCACTTTGATAGCGATGTTGCCCGTACCCGCAGTAGTTGTTCCACCACCCGGAAAGGCAGGAGTTAGATTGTCAGCAACAGTAATAACGGCATTTGCCGCACCTGCTCCTGCTGCACTTGTACATTGCGTATACTTAATATGTAGACGACCTTGCTCAGTCCATTTAATTAAATCAGAATTGGAAGGCATCTCTGCACCTACCATTCTTAAAAACGCGGAAACACTTCTGTTTCCATATCTCTCGAATTCCTTCTCATATGTATCAGGTAAATACTGATTCAAAAAGTCGAAATTAGTGATATAGTTTGTCGAGGTGGCAACACGTTCCGCACTTGGAATTAAGTCGAACCCCGGAGTTGGTAATACACTCATAATTTCTTAAATTTTATATGTTTTTTAAATTAATTTCTTTTATTACTTTTTATGCGTAACCCATTACTATTACTGCTTTGGCTTACCGCACGAATTGATAATCCTCCTTTTCGAACCGCTTCAGGGGAACGCCTCATCTCCATATCTATATTCTTGGAGTTTTTAGCATCCGATTTTACTGCATCCGTTTTGCCTTGCTCATAAAAGAACTTAGCAAATTTATCAGGATTCATAGCAAGTGATAATGCCCTATGGTATGATGTAGCATCAGTAATTAAACCATCCTTATCAAGATATTTATTAATAAAATTAGTAATATCCGATTGGGAATGTTTTAAATCCTGTGCTGACCCCGGAGAGAAATTAATTTTGTTATCTCCAATACTAAAATCAAAACCTTTGAAATCATTATTAAAGACTTCGTTCGTTTTATCTAAAAACCAATCCGAACGCTTATTTGCCTCTTCTTCGACACTTTTGGACTCTGCGAGATATTTTCTATAGCTTTCTAAATCTTTGTTATCGCTATCAGAAAAATCTCCCGTACTTGACTCAAGGGGGAGTTTGTATTTTTCTTTTTGCTCATCAAAGAAATTTTTAGCTTTAGTTATAGCCCGCTTTTTAGCTAACTTCCTTCTTTTGACATCTGATTCTTCATCCAAATCCTCATCATATGCAAACTCGGATATCATATCCTGCACATCATCAGCATCTAAACCTTCTTCAGTTGCCATATAGAAGTCAGCTAATATTTTATCAGGCTCTACTTCATTGTAGTCTTTATTAACTTTAATAAAATCTTCAATGCTTCTGCCTGTTTCTTTTTTATACTTAAAGAACGCTGATACATCATCAGGTAATTCCTCTGATGTCTCACGCCTTTCCATTAACTCATCTATAGAGTTAACTTCTTTGCCATATCTATTTCCAATATATGAAAGAACGTCTTCTTCTTTTAATTCAGTATTATTAGAAGGTGTATTGTTTTCTTCTTTTAATTTATCAACAATTGTAGTCTCATTGGGGTCGCCATGCTTTTCCTCATGCTTTCTCAATAATTCCGCTTCTATCTCTTGCGAAGATTTTTCTTCTCCGGCTTCTACTGCTCTAACTTTAATTTCCATTTGATTTGATTTTAGTATTTACAAAGTTATGAAATTTTTTTCAACTATTTTTAAGTAACTTATCTCGGTTCAAATTCTGCGAGGTCAAAACCATCTAAACTATCCTCATTGGATTCAAATCGTTGAGGAGGAGTGTTGTTTTGTCTTTGTTCAATTAACCTAGACTGTTCGGTATTAGCCTGACTTATTCTCTCCGCCTTGGCTCCTTCTCTTTGAGACTCTCTTTCCTTAAGAGCATTTTCGCTAACATCCGTTAATTGCTTATTATAATTAAACTCTTCCGCCATCAGCATTTTTTTCATTTCTGCTTCCGCCTTCATCTTCTCTATTTCAAAAGCTACTTCAGCTTGTTTAATTTGCATTGCCGTTTGTCCTTCAAGTTGTATCTTTTCCATTGCCGCCTGTGCAGCCATCTGTTGAGATTGCAATTGTCCTTGCTGCTGAATGGCTTGTTGCTCCATTGCCATTTTCTCATCATACTGTTGTTTCTGACGTCTCTTAACTTTTAGCAATTGGTTTGCCATCTTAATATTTCTTATCTCACGTATATCAATAGCATCTTCAAGATTAATATCTTTCTGTTGTAGGGCCATTTGTATATTCCCTTCTAACATAGCTTTTTCTTCTTCGTCGGGAGCAACTCTAATAAAAATGCCAAAGTCATAAATATATAGGTCTTTAATGTCTTCAAGAACTTTAAGGTTATATTTACCTATCTTATTTGCAAACTCCTCTTTAAAAGGAGCATACTCTAATATATCAGCTATTCTATAAGATAAAGATTCTGCTAAAGACCTTAATAAATAAAGGCTTGCATCTAAAATATGTCTAGTCGCAACATTTGAATTAAGAGCAGCAAGTTTTTGAACCCCCACAAGAGAATAAGGGTCAGGAGTTGTTCCATCTCTTGCTTCATTTAAACCTGTACATGCTCGTATCATATCCATATAATGATTGTAGTTTCCAATAAGAGCCTGCATTTTTTGTTGTCCTGTATTTCCTGTCAACTGAGTGACGGGGATTTTGCCATGATTATATTCTCCCTCTTGAGTGTAACTTCTTCCTATTACACTACCCGTTTGGAAATAAAGGCGTAATGCATCTTCAGGATTATAGGCATTACCTGTTCCCAAGTCCACCTCATTAAGCCCATCAGCATCAATAAACACGCCATCAGGGACCATCCTAGAAATTACTTGTTGGAGTTTTAGGTGGGTAATCTGAATAAGGTCAGCAAATGGTATCATCCTTTGAAGCAAAGACTCTATCCTTCCTTTATACATTCGTGGAGCCACGGCAATATAGTTGGGGAGCGCATGTTGGGTAGCTGACTTTGGTCGTACCATATTTTTAGCCATTTCCCATTTTAATATTATATTGGTCCCCATAATCATTACCCCATCATACCATACATCAATGGTTTTCTCTATCTTTTCAAAATTCCCCTCTTCCATCATTTCGTCCGGGGGATTAAAGGTATCATCTTTTTCAATTACCTTTTCTCCACCTCCTTCGCTTACTTTCTTTTTATGAACAACTTTTTTGGTAGTTTTATAATTAAAGTAAAGGACTGTAGCAGTGTCCCTATAAAAAATGCTATTTTCCTGAAACTGTGCTACATTATAATAATTGTACCAAGCCTGTGAGTACTGTGATATAGTGTCAAGGTCATCATTTGTAAGTGTGGGGTCAATTTTCATTAACTCAATTATAGGAATGGATTTTATTTCTCCCCAATAAAAACAATCTTTAAAGTGAGGGTCTTCAGTATAACTATAAATAACATTGGCAGGGTCTACATAATCAATAGTAACCCCTGCTCCCGGAAGGAATTGAGTTTTCGTTATTCCTATACCTAAAACAGTGAGGTCATAATCCATGCGCTTACGCGTATCTATATAATGATTATCTTCAAGCATAGTATTTATAGCCTCTTCTTCCGCAATCTCGATGGCAGGCTTATAATTTAGTTGCATAAATAATGACAACTCTTCATCAGTATTGGGTAAGTTGTCGGGGTCCATTGAGAAAGTATCTACTTGGAATTCTTCAGATATTACGGTAAGAATATCTTTAGCAATCATTTGGC